TCATTGTTGAGGCTGTCACTGTACTTGCCATTTTTTACTCCTATGTTAATGAATCAGATGAATCATCTGAATCGTCTTTTAATAATTTATGTGGGTCAGCCAACTTAGGTATCATCACATATCTATCATCTGTATCTAAAATTTCTACTCTTGTGATATCAATAACATTGTCATCTAAAGGATACCACCTTTGTTTTGAATTTAAATTTTGTTTTTTCTGTGCAGTATGATGCTGTATTTTTCCTGACATATCCATCAATCCATCATTAATCAACTGCATCATATATCTTTCTGGTTGTCTACCCATAAGATATTCTACTTGCTGTATTAAATCTTTTACTTTCATTCTTCACCGCCTTGCTGAATATTCTCTAAACCTTCTAGTGGATTACGACGTTTTTGGCCTGTTCCCTTTGGTGCTTGAGCCCCTACCCCTAAAAGATTTAAAGCTTGCGCATAATCCTGCTTTAAGGTCGTTATAATAGGCACATAAAGCTCATCATCTTCTTCAATTGCAAGCAATGACTGTGCAGCTTTAATAGATGCATATAATACTACAATATATTCTAAATCATTAGGAAATCCATTTATTTCTTCATCGCTATGAGATACTGCAGTTAAAGGAACAAAAACAACTTCTGCTGTTTGAGAATTAGTTGGAGTAGGAAGTACATTAAGAACTCCTCCGCTTATATAGTAAGCAGGGTCTGTTGCAGAAATAAACATTAAATCTTCTGGGTCAGAAGCCCTAGAAACTAAAGATATTGGAATTTGACGACACAATTGCTTAATACCATTTACATTTTGTCTTGATACGCTCATAATGTTTCCTCTAGCATTGTTTCCACTATCATTAAGAGAAAATGTAGAAGTGCTACCATCTAATGCTTGAACAGTCAATATATCATTTAGCCTATCAGAAGGAAGTACGTTTACTAGTTGTCTAATACCATCTCTTAAAAATTGAGTTATTGCTGCTGTATCAGTAAATGCGCCAACTAAATCATTTATTTGTGCGTTAAACGTCGCCATTAACCTCTATTCCTATCTGCTATATCTTGGTCCATAGTAGTTTGACTAAATTCTACTTTAGTCTGTCCACTCCATGTTGTACGCATATTAATATGATTACCTATAGGACCATCTGCAAAACTTGTTTGATTAGGGAAAAACTCTACAAGTTCTCCTTTATCATTTCTTTTCCAATATCTACTTGCCATATTTTTTTCCTATTTTTCCACCATGACCATACATTCCAATTTTATTATAACCTGTTTTCCCACCACCTGCGTACTCAGTCATGCTTCTTTCCATGGCATTCTTCATAGGCATTCCAGTCATTTCTGATTCTTTTTTAGCAGCTGCCATACCAGCAGCATCGTAACTAAATTCTTTATTTCCTACTTTAGGCATTTTTCTTACTCCTTTTTCGTGCATCTGTTGTTGGTATTTTACCATATTCATTCATGTAATCTAATATATCGTAGCCAATTTTTTTAGCAGAACTTTTTTTAATTACATATTCGTCGCCTTCAACTTCAATAGGGATTCCACCTTTTGCATGTGAAGGGCCAGTCATTTTACCACCTTTATTTTTTTTAGGAAAGCCTGCTTTCATATTTGCATAACTTTCTGGCGATATAGTAGATTTTTTCTTAGACCTACTAATACCTAATTTTTTTCTTTTATTTATATTTTCGTATAAAGACATTATTCTCCTGTAAAGGTTGAACTACTTGCTAATGTCTGAGCTTCAGACTTAGTTAGTACACTAAAGTTTGGATACGCTTTACTAGCGCCTAATGCTACTAATTCTGATAATACACCATCCTTCATTGACCACTCACCTTTAATAATGCAATATGCTCTATCATGTGAATATCGTGGAGCACCTACTTTACCTGCAAAGATTATCTCATGCCATGTAGGAGATGATTTATAAGTTACAGTGCCATCTTCTGCTACTGATTCTACTATTGGATATAGTGCTTTAATTTTAGTCCCAACAGCACTATCGTATGCACTGCTAGGTAAACAAAAATACATTTCATAATGCGCCATTATCTGTGACTCCTTTTACCTGCTTTATAATTTCTTGTTACCTCATCTGCTGACAATGCTTTATCTCTGTAAATTAATGCATCATCAATAACATAATTACCTACATATTCATCTTTAATAGCTGGAATACTAGAATTTTCTAAATTTGCTCCTATAGATACAGCACTATCTCCTGCAGCATGAAGACTCCAAGCATCTGTATAATGGTTAACCCCACCAGCTATTAATTTAGCATTAGCATACAAATGCATATTAGTATCGCTTGCAAGAGTTTCAAATGTTGCTGTTAAATGAATCCATTTATCGACTACAAACTCTTCACTAGCATCATATCCTACTCCACCTACATCTGTATCTAAATCATGTGAAACATATTTAAATGTAGAAGAGTTATTTGAATAAAATCTAAATTGAAGAACATTACTAGCATCCATCCAAAACATAAAAGATGCATCTTCATTTGTTATTCTAGAATCAAAAATATGAGCTTTGTCTGTATGTTGAGGAAGTCTAAGAAATTTAACCCATGCACTAACAGAAGCTTTCGTAACTACACTACCTGTATATAAAGGATTTGTCCTAACCATTACAAATGGAGAACTTTCTGGGTCGCTATTAACTCTAGCTAAATTCAAACTATTAGTATCCTTCTGCCTATTCATTATAAAACCTTGATTATCTCTAGAAGCATCTACACCTGCTGGGAGTAATAGGGTTTCAGTTACACTTGCATCGACAGAACCATCGTTTCCATAATTACCTAAATCTGTCCATGTAGCTAAACCATTATTTTGCCAATATCCCTTTAAGTTAGTTAAAGACCAAGCAGAATGGTCTTTAGCATATAATGCTTTCCCATCATTATATAGTTCATTTACCTCTGCTTGTGTAAATAAATCATTCCACATCGATACTTCTGTAATACATCCATTAAAAGTTCTAGTACCAGCATTAGTATTACCTATTGTAAGATTGTCAGTAGCCTCACTCGTTAAATCACCACTAGCTGTGCCATCTACATTTGAAGCAGTAACAAGCTCTCCATTTAAATACATCGCAGGAGTGTTTGTTACACTATCACTATTCCAAGCTACTGCCACATGATACCATTTCCCAAACTCTATAACTGTGGAAGAACTTCTCCAATTAACATTAGTTCCAGTGCAATTATGTTTAAATGTCAATGTACAAGTAGAACCTGATACATTACTTAGCATAATATACCAATCTACTTTATCTATAACTCTACCATATGTTCCATTACCTTCATCGTGAGCATAAAACCATGCACTTGCTGTACCTCCTCCAGCCCATATAGTATCAATACTACTGTCACTACCACAACTTATTTTTTCAGCATCATTTTCTCCAAACCAAGCTAACTGATTATAAGATTGCAGGGCTGTTTGAGGTATATCTAGTTGTTGGTCTGCATTTGTCCAGCCTGATGCTACACCTACTTCTTTAACAGATATATTGTCAACATATATTGTATCAGTAGTACTTGCCCCATTATTAGGTATAATAACTAAGTAACTAGTTGCACTAGTAGCTGTAAATGTTCCAGTAATATTAACCCAAACATCATAAGTAGTTGAATCTTGGTTAGCAATTAAATCTGTTGCATCTGTTGCTGTACCTACTCTCCAAGTCCAATTTCTAGAACTTTGGTTTTTTTTCATTACCCATCCATCTACATAATAAGTTCTTCCAGCTACTGTAGTAAAAGATTTATATCCATTATCGTAATGTGTTCCCGATGCTACTATCTTTAATGCACCATCAGATGCTTCATGAGTATTTAATTCTTTTAAAGACATTGTATCAAAATAGAAAGCAGTTCCAGCACCTGACCCCACTGCATGCCATACATATATTCTCATTGTTGTATGTGTAGCTTTGAATCTAATAGTTTCTGTTGTCCATGAACCTGTAGTTATACTGCTTACAGTAGTAGGACCTATTATATAAGAATTGCTATTTGTATCCTTAACACCATATTGAGGTTTTACACCTGTACTATCAATATCTTTATGTTTAAATGTCCATTGATATGATTGTCCTATCACGCAAGTTACATCTTCAAATGCAAAGGGATTAGCTCCACTATTTTCTAGAATTTTTAATGCTTCTCCACTATCTCCTGCATTTCCAGTAGTGATACTTAAATTAGCATTACTTCCAGGTGTCCATCCTGTTGTATCGGAATCAAAAGTATTATTACTTATTAATTCAGACCCATATAAATCTGCAGGGTTAGATAAGGTTGCATCTTGATTTGACCAACTCTCTATTCCTGATTCAAATGTGCATTTATCTCCAGTCCCTATTAAATTATCACCATAAAACTCAGTAGTTGCATGATGTTTGTCGTTTACAGGTTTGATAGATAAGCTATTTATAGTAAAATCAGTTGGATTTGCATTTCTTCTAAAAACATAAAGATAAGAATCATTTGCTTTAAAATAAAAAGTATATATACCTGTTGTTTCTATTAATTGATGTTGAGCACTATTATCTTGTATTTTTATCCCAACACCTGAATGTATAGTAGTATCTATAACACATTTATATGTTACTCCTGCAGTTAATAAATCTGCATCTCTTATCCCAACACTTGCCCCATCTGTTGTTGTAATTCTTGCACTTGTTGCAGTAGGATATGTAACAGTATTGTTTGAATCAGTATTCATTTCATCAAATTGAGAATCTAAATTTGAAGTAATCATCTCATCACCCAACCCTGTATTAGCTCCATCAAGTACATAAGATTGTTGTCCTCTATGCCCATCTTGCATAGGATACCAGAGTTTTAGATTAGACTCTGTAAGTGAAGTGCCACTATTATTTAATGCTAAAGATTCAGGATTAAGGTAGTCAAAGGTTGCATCAGATTGTGTCCATAATTCATTCCATACTTGAAAATCAGCCATCATACCATTAAATGGATAAGTGGCTGCTGTGCTATGACCACCTATAGTTGTTACATGGCTTGGACTTATATCTCCAGTCCATTGAGATGTGTTTGTATTTAATGTTTCAATTCCATTTACATACATTGTCATATTGCAATTAACTCCATCAAAAACACAAATAACTCTATGCCACGTTTGGCCAGCTATTCTAAAATCAAAACTTCCAGTTTGCTGATGTCGTGTTGTGCCATCATCTACTTCCATAGTTATTAACCCAGTAGTTTTTAAAAGGACTCCATATCCTTCGTTTCCTCCACCTGCACTACAATAAAATATTTGTTGATGAGCTGCAAATGTTCCTGTTTCAGCAGTTTTCATCCAAAAAGCTACAGTTCTATTATCTTGAGCAGAACTGTTCCCAGAAGTAGTTAGCATTCCTACTCCCCCTGCTGTATCTCCATTAGTAGTAGTAGGTCTTAAATAATCAGCAACACCATCAAACTCTAATGCTCTACCTGAATATATCTGTCCATGATTGTTGTTACCAGAAGTATCTACTGCTCTGTATTTGCTTGGTTTTAATATTTTTTGTATTGTAGCTGGCATTATGTTAGTGTCCCATGATTTGAGCCATGATGGTCTTTAACCCCACCAGTCCCTGATTCTCCACTTGTATTTGTTTCTACATCTAAATTCCAAAATGATACTAAACTATTTTTTTCACTAGTTGTTAAACCTGCATATTGTTTAAACATAATTGATTTTATTTCTGCTGGTGTTAATAATCTAGTCCAATAGCCAACATTACATATATAACCTTTATAATCATTTTGAGTATCATAACTATTTATACCGATTCTAGCATTTGCTGTGTTTGCTACAGAGCCTGACAATGTTTTATC